GAGATTCCTTTACGCGCGGGCACTCAGCCCTACTTCCAGACGCGCGAATTCGGGCACCCACGTGCCGCTCCAATCCATGCTACCTGTGCGTGCAGTAGGCCGTGTGGCCTCAGAGCAAACTTGCAGCGACCCTCCCAACCGCCATGGCGCCACGAGCGACTGCGCCCGCGTTGGCAACCACGTCGGCGATGTCCATCACTCCGTTGCCCAGCATGGAGGCCTGCTTCATGAGCCGGTCCCACGTGGAGTCACTCGCGACGGGATGGTGGGAGTGCGAAGCACTCGCCGGATGGTCCAGGTCGAACCTGACACGATACTCCATCGTGATCAGCAACTCCAAGTCAGCGAACGAGGGGTTGTAAATCATGATGGGTGCCCATCCGGCGGGCTCCGGGCCGGTGTCCGCCCAAGTGAACGCTTGGTCGTAAGTCTTGTGGAGAGGTGAGAACTTACTGACCTCCGTCATGTTGAGCGGAAAAGAATTAATTTGGACGCCTCGCAACGCGAGCTTCGATGCTGCCAGGAGCCGCGGGTTCTGGAACTGAACAAACTTGTCCATGTACGAGGCCCACGTCTCGGTCCGGCCGGCAACCGCAGCCTGAGTGTGCATCAGCCCAGCATACACTATACCAGACGCAGTCTGCAATGCGGTTGGACACATCACCTGCACTGATAAGGCAGAGGGCACCAGCGTGGCTGCACCGCCAAGCCCACCCAGCTCAAGGGTGGTGATCTGGCAGTTGTTCGTGCCGTTGATCGGGTTCGCGGCATTCACGTCCGACATCATGACGATCTCAGACCAATCCCCAATCGAACTGCTCCCGGTGGTCAACCCAGTCTGAAACGTTCCGATGACATTCGCAGCAGTGTTGATCTGCACTCTGCGAGTGGCACGAATCGTGGTGTATGGGCCAACCGCTCGCGGAAGAGCGAGATGGTGGGGGTGCTTGGCATCCCAGCAGCACAAGGAGTGCCCAGGTCGATCGCCGAAAGCGCGCTGTGGGGTTGCCCCCACACCGGTTGCAAGCACGCGCGTTGCGTTGCTGCGGTTGGTGGCTTTGCGCACGCGACGGCGTGTCTTCCTGGGTCGCTTCGAGTTGGCTGGTCGGGCCATAATGTGCGAAAAAAGAAAAAAGAAAGCTCCAATTCTGCTCAAGGGGGTTCCCTTGTGCCCTCCCATGCAACCAAGGCTCGGAAGCCCCAATCGCACAAGGGTTACATTTTATTAGCGTGTCTTTGCAGCTAAGGCTGTTGATTCTGCACTGCCCATTTATGTACATAGGCGACAAACGCGTGTCAGGAGTCTCAGGACTGGGCCCAATGGCCAACTGTCGCCCCAAGCAAAACACACACCCCCACAGAAAGGTCAAGCTACCAACGGCCCTGGCTCACCGGCCTAATCACCTCCTTCCTGTGTTGACATGAGTCTCCAGCCCCACATCTGCCGACGCGATACCGTCGCGCCTCGGGTACCGTAGCATCCGCAAGGTCTGCTTGCAACCGCATGCCGTCTCCAGCATGCGACCACTGTTGACTAAAGCCTCAAAAATACACGCCAAACAATGTCTCTATCGTCTTCAAGTACTTCCTTGATGGTGATGTCGCTGTCAAGTTTGCGCATGCGCTGCTTGAACTGCTCAATCAAGACCCTGGCAGCACTCTCCGAGAAGATCCCGTGGTCGTGTCTATGGCTCAGCCCCGGACCGGGCAGACTCGTAGCTCCGATGGTTCGAACTGGCTAGGTTCTAGGGTGCCTATCCCCCCCCACCGTCTGGCCTTCACCTCAGTTGGGTCCCGTCCCCAAAATACACCAGGCTTCCACCGTACGTTGGGCAACTCCGGCAAAAGAATAAGGCGCGCACCTGCTCTAATCAATAGCAAACGTCCAGGTCCTTCTATGAACGCAACCACGGGCGGCGACAGGTAAACCGGATAACAAAACTGGTTGTGCGCTTCTCACCACAGGTCGTTGTCTTACCTGTGGCACCCCTTCTAATTAAGCATGGATTGAATTCGTGCAATGCAAATCCCACTCACTTATGACATCCGCCAGCTGACGGGTAACGACTCTCGGAAAGAATCGTAATCGGTCAGCACCTCGGGCTCCATACTCCATATGAACTCGCTGAACGTGGAGAGCTCTGACTCAGTAGCCGAACATCCAACCGCGTCCAGAACAGTTTGCTCACAGGAGAAAGTCGCGCCGAGGTTTCGCTCCCTGATCTTCTCGCGAACTTCCCTTGCCCCAAACCCATCCTCGCCGAAGGCCCGAAAGCTCATCTCGCGATCCTGGAAGTTTGAGTCCGAAAGACTCTCTGCGTAGTCCAAGTACTTGTCCGACACCGTGGGCAAGATACCGCTGAAATCGTGAGCTCGTGCAAGCGCGGAAGCAGCCGCCAGCACGTTCGCTGGAGCACGCTTGCCGCTTCGTGCGACTTTGATGGCCTCGGGGGACACGCTCACCCCGGAGTTGGCCATGGCACGCGGTAGCTCTGGGCAGCGAATGTTGGTCAACTCGCCTGCCTTACAAGCCACATGCCACCCCACGAAGGTGGCTCGCGTGTCGCAATACACGATCTTCATGTTGAATCCAGCGTTGGACCAGTACGCCACGAACTTCTCTGAGAGGTCGTCCCTGGGCATCATGGGTGGTTTGAGTGTGCACAGAGAGTCGTCGCCCTCAAATGCTGCATTCCACCACCTCTCCTTACCAGTGAGGTCGGTTCCCTTCCTGATGTTGGGGTCCAGGAAGCGTTCCGGCGCCTCAAAGATGGAAGTGGACCACATGACAAAATTGATCCACCAGTTGAGGCATGATGTGCCTCGGTGCCCAGATCGGCGAATTGCGCTGATTGAGGTAGTCATCGACTCGAACTTATTGTGGAAGAATAGTTTGAGCTTCTTCTTCTCACAAGCCCTGCAATGCTCCTCGAGCCAGCCGGATGGCACCACACCGTACTCACACAATATCTCGCAAATGTGTCTGAGAACTGGATTCTCAACGTGTGAACGTATTAACACATTGCATGTGGTGTCCCATGCGGTGCCATCTCCCTCGATCGCCCTTGCGCCCTCTTTCTGGAGGTGCTTCACCACCCTCTCCATCGCGTCATGCTTCCCAACGTGCTTGATGCTCTTCGACTCAAAGTGTTCGAACACCAGCTCCTCAAAGCATTTTACGACAGCGAGGGCCATCAGCTGCCCGTCATCACCATCTGCGATCAGCATGCGTGGTGCCTTCCCCTCTGGCATGCACTCGTACTTGATGTCAGCCTTGAATTTGAAAACAGGCTGCTCACGTGCGTACAAGTCGTCCAGCGACTTGCGGAACCGATCAAGGCTCCACTTGCCGGACTTGCACTCCTCGAGGTTGAAGTGTGCGATGGCCCAGTCTTGTACCCTCTTCTTGGAGAATACGCCACACGTCTTGTGGCCAGACATAGACCTCCTCACCAGCGCGCCGATCCGCTTGACCTCGTCGTGACTCAAGCGGGGCTCCCGTGCCTTCTTGATGATGCGCTCCTCGATCGCCGCCTTGAAGTTGGCAACGGTCTTGGAGTACACGTTCGGCTTCCTCTGGCACGGGCCCACAAGTAGTCCGACAATCGGCAAGTGATTGATCGGGATCTCCTTGTCGAAGTTCTGACCGAGAACAGCCACCACCTCCCCGTTCACCATGGTCCTGCCGTCTTCAGATGCCGCCGCTGCATGCTCGGGGTCATCCTCCATAACAGGTGTGTCCATGACCGACGGAGGAGTGGGAGCGTCCTCGATCTCGTCTTTGCTCTGCTTCGGAAGTTCGCTTGGGGCTTTGGCAGGCGCCTCCTTCGGACTGTCACCCGAGCCTTTGGGTGATTCGTCCTTAGGGTCATCCCCCTTGGGTTTGGGTTTGTCGTCCTTGGACTTGTCACCTCCCTTGGGTGGTGTGTCACCTCCCTTGGGTGGTGTATCGTCCTTGGGCTTCTCCCCTCCCTTGGGTTTGTCCTGCTCGAGCCTCTGCAGCCGGGGACGATGTTCCATTTTCCGAAAGCATGGAATCAACGCCTTGAGACACCGGTTGGTTTCCGTGACTACGATCGCCTTGGTCATATAGCGCATCAAAATTGCAATGCCGACGTGCCGCATCGCAACGTGGTCGAGACTCCCTGTAGGCCACAATGTCTGGGCAGCATTCTCCAAGCCAGCATAGAGAGCCGTGGTCTTGGTGTTGTTGCGTAACCCGTGTAGCATCGTGCGACTCAGTTTTGAGTACTCGTCCTCCGTGTATCTGCACTTGTACTCCCAGACGAAATGCTCGGCGCAGCAAAATGCATGCTTCGGCAATTCGTGCACAGTCACCTCCCAGTGCCCCTTCCGTCCCGCTGCCTGCTTGATCAGCTGGGGCTCCACCTCCCTCAAGCTGTCAATGCCAGTCCCTGAGTGGAACGCCAACATAAGTCAGCTAACACCTAACGCCGTGCTCTACGTGACAAGTAGCAACCCTTGCGGGCCCGAGGTAGTCAATCTCCTCGCAATCCGTGACCTGTCTCAAGCGGGGTTCGCTTGAGCCAAA